AGTGGGAAAGCGTTGCTGACCAGTTCTTCTACACCTGGGACCGACATAAGTATTGTAGGGAAATAGTAGACAAACAACAAGACTTGTATACATTCCACGACTTCAACAAGCGTGTTATGTGTGCAACAGTAGCACAGGTGACAAATGCAGGAAAGCCAGACGGAACTATTGAAATACTTAAATCTTATGCAATACCTGACTGCGGGACTGAAGGACTTGCGCAGGCTATCAGACAAGACTTCCCCAGAAGACGAATTAACGCAGTCATTGATATGTCAGGAACTCAAGCGAATAGAGATACAACTTCGCCCTTTGGTATCACTGATAGAGTCTTACTTGAGAAGTATGGATTTACAATCGTCAACAGTAGGAAATCAAACCCCCTTATCACTGACACAGATAATACGAGCAATGGATTCATCAACAGAGGTGGACTTATTGTAGACCCTAATGATAAGAAATTATTAGAAGCACTACAGACTTACCACTTTGAAGACGGTACACGCAAGAAATTAGTAAAGTATACAGAACAAAAATACGCCCACATAGACGGCTTAGGAGATTCAATTAGATATGGCATACACCACCTTTTCCCCATTCATCATCACACCATTGGCATATCAGAGTATGTTAACTCTGATCAACGCCTATCCCGTGCAAACAACCCTGGGGCTGATTACATGCCTCATAGTCCTCTTTACCCCGGTGGTCCTACTTGGGAAGAAATACTAAAGGGTGAACAAGATGAAGACTTCATGACTTGGGCCTAGTATAAATAGACTTAAGGAGATAACTTATGGCAGGTAGAGGAAGAGTTTCTATTGAAACACCATTACAACGATTCAACAAGAAATATGTAATCAATGAAGTAACAGACTGTTGGGAGTGGACACACTCAGTTAACAACATCGGATATGGAATGTTTCGTTTCAGTTCTAGCGGAATGCGTACAGCACACAGAGTAAGTTATGAATTGTTTAATGGACCTATACCAGCAGGTATGTGCGTGTGTCATAAATGTGACAATCCAATATGTGTTAACCCAAAACATCTATGGGCTGGCACATTGAAAGACAATGCACAAGATATGGTTGCTAAAGGCAGATCTGCTAGGGCTATGTTAGGGTACAAACACAAGTTAGGGACTTGCAAACATTGTGGTGTAGTTAAACCAGTAAACACATTAGCAAGAAACCACAATGATAAGTGTAAACATAAGCCGTGAAGTATAAATACACTAAGCGCAATGTGTTCTACACTCATATATGAGAGACAATAATCTATGAATAATTCAGATTTACTGAAGAAAAATCCTGTTTATAATGTAATTTACGAGCAAATGCTTGCCTACCAGTTGGCATATCTCGGTGGTTACAGTTTTAAACAGTATGTGCGTAAGAAACGCCCAAGTGAAGACAGCAATCTATGGATTGACTTGATTAATAACACAATTGCACAGCCTATTTGCCGTTATATTGTAGACACCATCAACGATGTACTGTTTGACCCAGGTGTAAAGCGCAATCTACAGTTCTGTACACCCGCTGGTTCGTTCATCAACCCTAAAAATGCTGAGTGGGCAGACTTATTCCTACTTGACGCTGACTTAAACAACAGTAGTTTGACAGCATTTATGGAACAAGTAGGTGATTTAACAAGCATCTACGGACATTGCTGGATTGCAGTTGACATGCCACAAGCAGGCGACGGTACATTGGGTCGCCCCTATACTGTCGCTATACAGCCCCTCAATGTATGGGACTGGGAGTTTGACTATTACGGTGGCAGACCTATTCTTAAGCATGTTAAGATACTTGAGATGGAAGATGAGAATTGTTACTACATCAAATGCTATCACTTAGGTGATTCAAATAATCCTTCGTATTACAAATCATACAAAGTTGAGAAGAATGCAAACACTATTCAATTAAATGCACCAGCAGAACTTATTGGTGAAGGCGTGTTCCCACTAGGAATGTCTATCCCAGTATTCATTGCTTACGGTCGTCGTGACCCACGCAGAATTGACTTAGGCGTATCAGACATTGACAGCGCAACAGATGCACAACGAGAACATTATAAACTAGAATGCGAAGCATACAGTGCTGTTCAGTTTGCTCACACAATCATTCGTGCAGAGCCTGGCGTCAAAGTCCCAGTACACTCTGGTGCAATCGTTCGTGCAAGTGAGGGGCAGATTGAAGCCATCACTATTGATACTGGCGATGTTCTTACAATCATCAAGAAGCAAGATAACATTCTAGAACAGATTGAAGCGTTAACTGGCTTAGGTGGTTTACGCAACACTAAGAATCAAATCGCATCAGGAGTTGCCATCATTGAAGAACGCAAGCAGTTGCATAGACTTGCAAAAGCAAAAGCAAGATTGATGGAAGCAGCAGAAGAAACTATTCTTACATATGCTGCTCGTTATATGGATATGCGTTGGGCAGGCGAAGTCAGATACAATACTGACTATGAAAGCCACGATACCAACTATAGATTAGCATTAATCAAAGAAGCAAAAGCATTGTCTCCAGAAGACCCAGTAATCAATGCACTAGTCAATAAAGAAATTATTGGTATGCTTGCACCTTCTACACAAATTGCTGACTATGAGCAACTATACATTGACACTATTCAAGACCCTGCACTAAAGGGCTTGATGACAGAAACTAATCAAGAAGTATTGAGTCGTGACCTCATGCCAAGTATGATCCCTGTAGAGAGAGAATACGATGAAGATGATGACAGCAATATGGAACAAGCCAGTGAAGACGCTGGTGGAAACGATGATAATTCTACATTACTTGGTGGTGCAGGAACGCCCATCACTAATCTAGGAATAACATATACACCTCAGCAAGCAATTGCAGTACAGTTGACTGGTGGGGTAAACACAGGTAGATAATTCTATTTTTTGAATAGAATAAATACAATACAACTCGGTAGTTACGAACAACTAAGGAACAATTAAAATGAATGAAGATACTTTCGTTGGCAACGAACAAGCCCCTGAAGTAATGCAGGACCAGGCAACTGGTAACAATACTGAACAGAATGTTAATGCAGGTGCAATTCGCAAAAGCACCACTAATTCAATTCTAAATGCTCTCAGCAATGCGAGTGGACAGAACTTTGAATCAGTAGAAGCAGCGTTAAGTTTCATGGCAAGAACATCTGCTCAACAAACCAGCGGTGGCAACGCACAGCCAGTAGAACAACAGAATACCGATAGACGCTCTAATCGTGTCACTACAAATGACTTGCATGAACAGTTCAATCGTCTCCAACAGGACCTTTCTATGAAGGAACAAAAGTTGAGAGAGCGTGACTTGGACTCAGAGATTCAACGAGCAATGGGTGAACGATTTGACTCCGATCTACTTGACTACGCTTTAACTAAAGTAAAGTCAAACATTGAATGGTACGATGATGGTACCTATGCAATTGTAGATAACAAGGGTCGTGAACGCTATGGTATAGATGGTTCTCCTCTAACAATCAATGGTCTCGTAAATGAAGTCGCTCAGGGTAATCCTAAACTTCTTCGCCAGAGTAGCGGGAACAGTGGTTCTGGTTTAAGACCTGGACAAGGTGGTTTTGCTGGTGCACTTGAAGAAGGCATACCAGATTATACTCGTGACCCTGCTGCGTTTAACGCATGGGCTGCACGAAATGGTCTTGGTAAGAATGTCGGACTTAAAGGCATGAGAGTAACAGCAACAACTTCTGCTCCAAGTCGCAAAATACTCTAAAATATGCCAACTAAAGGAGAATTATAATGGCTTATGTATTAGGCGGTCCAAATAACGAAGCAGATGGCTTCACAACCGCAATCGCATCTTTCGCACTCCGTGCTATGCACGAATCAATCGGTCTTGTCAACATGACCAATGTTGTAACACCAACACAAGGTAACGAGTTCCTCGTTCCTAACTTCGCTCCAATCACTTATCAGGACTACAATGCTAACAGCAATGCTGGTACTTGGGGCACAGGTAACGCAAATGTTCAGAACCCTTCACTTGGACAAGGTTCTATCACAGCAACTCCAGCAGTTGCTTCAACTGCATTTGATATCTTCTACGGCTGGACCACTTCGTTCCAGTTGGCTGCTACTCTTGGTGGTGAACTTGGCGAATCATTCGCTGAAAAAGTTGACCAGCGTGTAACTGCTGCATTCTTGGATTTCAAATCAACTGTAGACAACAGTTTTTACCCACAGTCTGCTGACGGTTTCTTCCGCGTATTAGAACTTGGTGCTATGGAACTTCTTGCATCAGGTGTAAACGCAACTAGTGCAGTTGCTGGCTTCACCTCAACCGAAGTTCTTGAACTTGTTCGCAATGTTAAGCAGAACTTCAAGGTTGCTCGTATGCCAGGTGCTCCTGTCATTGTACTTGACTCAAACGGCGATGACGGCGTAGTTGGTTCTACCCTCACTCGTTTGCTAGGTGAATTGACCGGTGGCGCTGTTTCTCAGTCAGGTGGTTCAAACCTTTCTGCATTGGGTAACGAATTGCTACAGAGCGGCAAGATTGAATCTGTATATGGTTGCCAAATCATGTTCACAACCTTCTTGCAATCAGCAAACCGTCCTATCGCAGGTCTCGGAAACGGTGCCTATGATGTACTCGTAGGTGCATACTTCGGTGACAGTGCAATCTTCACTGTTATGAAGGAAGGACTACAGTTGAAGTCAGGTGAAACTCCTGGTGGTCTCCAGATGTGGTTGACTGGTGTCGGATACTTCGGTTCTGGCGTTGGTGACCTTCGTCGTGGTGGCGCTATCAACATCGTTCAAGCCTAATCTAACTAGGGGGAAGCAATTGGGCTTCCCCCATATTCAGGGAAATATAATATGTCAGTACCATATCAAAGAATCTCAAATGCAACTGTAGTAGACATTGCCTTCTATGATCCCGCCGCGGAGCGTAGGGCTGCTGCACTTGATGTTGATTGGGAACCATATTTCAAAGTAGGAAGTCAGGAATGGCTTTACAAAATGGAGTTTGGTTGGTGGCAAAACTATTGCGATACGGTTATCGGTGCATATTATTATGACAATCTGCCTAATGGTCAATTGATTTCAAGTTTCAATCCGAATCTTCTAATCAAGAATGACCAGACACTTATTCGTTTAGACTGCTTCGGCGCTATTCTCGTCTTCTATGAATCATTAGTTACTGATGTTTCAAACATGAACGAGGTAGATTTGCAGAACTTCAACTTTGCAAAAGAAAGAGCATATAACGAATGGATTAAGGCTGGAGAATTAAGTAACTGGTATGACTTGTTTCAAGACGCTCCCAATGGTCCAACGACTAAATTGGAAGAAAACTGGACAGCAGATCCTAATTACTTTAATGGTGATCGTAGGTACTTCTAATGGCAAGTACTAAAACTTCACCAGCCTTATTGCTAAACAGACCTCTTGTAAACGATGCTGAGATTACTGCTGCATTAAGATTTGCCATTCCAAAAGAATGGAATATTCCTATCTACGACGAATTCCCTAGTGATGAGTCAAAGGTAAGATACGGTCTTTATGTAAGCACGGTGAACACATCAAGTAGAAGTGTAAACCAACTCGGTGTGCAGTATTGTGGTGCATACTACAATGCTGTAGATAATTTTGAAATTATCTATGTAAGTTTTCAAAAGGATCCATATGAAGTAAGTGTAGTTGACATTGTTAACAATCTTGTTACTTACAAGATTGATGGGGTGCAATTATTTGACGGTTACTTTAGCCGTACATATGATATGTCTTCAGAATACGGACCAACAAGAGCAGAAGTTTATACCTGGGTATTTAATTTGACTAGACTAGAATTTAACACATAACGCCAATTAAGGAGAAATTACAATGGCAAGAATTACCACAAATACAACCGGTACACAGCCTCACTTATATGTAAGTACTGATACCGCAAATGTCGCAAACGCCGCAATTAGCGTAATTTGCTTACAAGACATTACTATCACTAACTCAACTGGTATCTTCAGTTGGACAGACTTCTGCTCCATTGATACTAACAAGGTTACTACACCAGCAGACAACGAAATTACAACCAATGTAGTTTTGGACGCTGAAAACTGGTTCGGTAACGCAAGTGCTAGTAACACTACAGCCGCATACAACGGTATCTCAGGTCTCTCAATCAATAAGATTCCTGTTTCGTTCCAGATTGTTATGAACGGCGATGATACCGCAAATGGCGCTTTCTATTACGAAGGCGTTGGATACATCTCTGCACTCGCACCAACAGTAAGTCCAGAAGCACCCGTTTGGGTGTCTCCATTGACTCTTGCAGTTGATGGTGATATGACTACCGGTCAAATCTAATGAACTGGGGGAGGTAAAATCTCCCCCTTTTCTAACAAATGAAAGAACAAATCATGAACGATGAACCGGTCTGGTTAAAGACAGACGAAGAAAAGTTGCGTAGTCTAATCGGAGATGAGGCAAAGATGATGCCCATGCTTGATAACATGATGGCTACTGTAAAGCAACTTAAAGCAAAGCAAACATTCCGTCTTGCATTGCTCAACCAACTGTTAGAATCCAAAGATTCTGACTAAATACTAGTGAAAATAAATTAAGGAGAAAACAAATGAAACTTTCACAAATCGCAGCCAAACCTAAACTAATTGAAGTATCAATTGATGATGAAGAAATCATCAAGGAATACGAAGAAGCCCTAACATTCTACACTTGGGACCGTCAACCTATGGATGTGTTCACAAGAATGGCAAATCTCAGCGAATCAAACGATGTTGCTGGCTTGCTTGACATTGTTAGAACACTTGTACTTGACGAAGATGGCAAAGAAATCTTGACTAAAGAAAGCACATTGCCTACTTCAGTATTGATGAAGGTTATTAGTAAGGTTACGGAACACTTGGGAAAGTAACAGGTGATGAACTGGATGTAAAGAGTCAGAAAATGCTATCCATCATGCAAATAGATGGGCTAGCAAAACGCTACGGTAAACTACCAAGCGAAATAATGAGTGAAGCAAATACATTTGATTTGTACATTATTGACGCAGCAATGACTTACGAACAGTATCATCACAAGAAAGCAATGAATAAGGGGCAAGAACCCTTAGACAACTACACAACAGAGGATCTGTTGAAAATATATAACAAGGGTAAACAAAACAATGGGCCGCGTAACACTAAAACTAGTTAAGAATACAATGACACCTAGTTTGCTACGCATTAATAAAGCCCTTGATAAGTTACCAGCAGAAGCACACAAAGTCTTTAAGGGCGAAACACCTATTAAAACAGGTAACGCAAAGCGTAGAACTCGGTTGCAGGGTGAAGTCATTAAAGCCGACTATAACTATGCAACCGAGTTAGACGCTGGTAAAAGCCGTCAAGCACCTGCAGGTATGAGCAAGCCTACAGAACAATACATCACTAAGCGTGTTAAAGCAATAATGCGTAAGAAATAAGGTAACAGAGTATGGCCAGTTTAAAATATACAGTAGATGTTGATACCAAAGGTGCTAGAAGTAGCATTGCCTCACTAGAACGAAGCCTTGGTGGATTAGGCTCGTTTATTGCTGGTGGTTTTGCAGTTACCGAACTTGTACGATTTGGTGATGAGTTAATATCATTACAAAATAAACTAAGAGCCTTTAGTGGTAGTCAAGCAGAGGCTAATGCCAAGTTTGAGCAAATTGCTGCTATTGCTGGTCGCTCTCGTAGTGAACTTGGTGCAGTCGGTGACTTATACAATAAGATGGCTATCGCTAGTGCTGAACTAGGATACAATCAAGAACAAGTTGGCAAAATGACCGAGACTTTCACCAAGTCACTTAAGGTCGGTGGTGCTACTGCTGAACAATCTGCTTCTGCTATCTTACAATTCAGTCAGGCAATGGGTTCTGGCGTTCTTCGCGGGGAAGAGTTTAACGCTGTATTTGAAGCGTCATCAAGTACGATGATGGACTTAGCAAAAGCCTTAGGCGTGCCTGTAGGACAAATGCGTAAACTTGCCGAAGAAGGCAAGTTAACAAGTAAGGTAGTAGGTGATGCTTTACTTAAAATGCAACAAGATGTTGATCAGAAGTTTGCTAAAACTACTTCAACTGTAGGGGAAGCCTTTACTAATCTTAAAACAGCAGCCGGAATAGCATTTACTGAACTGGGAACTGAGCCAGGTATCGGTAAAGGAATTGCTGATATTGCTGCTTCACTAATAACTTTAACCGGCGATGTTAAACAACTGTCGGTAGTTATTAAAGAACTAGTTGAAGTTCTTACTATACTGGGACTTACCTTTGTTGCTATTAAGGCTGTTGCATTTATTAGTCCATTATTAGTATCTGCAAGTGCAGGTGCAACAAAACTATCTGGCGCCTTTGCTGCACTTATAGCAGAAGGTAAAGTATTACCCACTTTATTTGGTTCAATAAAGAGTGGAGCAGGTGGTTTGGGTGCAAGATTAGCAAGCGCATTTAGTTTAACTGCTATTAAAGGTAGCATTACAACTATTGTAAATCTTGGTAAGAATATGGCAATGTTAATTCCTATAATGCTAAAAACAGGTAATATCTTTACTGGTGTTAGAACAATTATCGGCGGCGTAATCGGTATATTTGGTAGACTTATTGGGGTCTTGCCATTAATTCTTAAAGGATTCTTAAGATTCATTCCTATTGCGGGTTGGATATGGACTATTTGGGAAGCAATTGATGCGCTACTCAAATTATTCACCGGCAATGGATTAATATATTATCTTGACCAAGCAGCAACTTCTATTGACAACTTCTTTGAAAAGTTCTTAGGAGTAAGAATCATAGATTGGGTTCAATCTAAGATTAGTTCTTTGATGGAACAATTAAGAGGATTTGCTGAATACCTTAATATTCTTGATAAAAAGACGCCCAAAGGCGGCAAAGGTGGCGGCAGAGAAGCACAAGGCGGTGCAAATCGTGCAGAAACAGATGCGTTTGATGCTTCATTAGGTCGCAGTAAAACTACAACACCGGTATTAACTGTTGGCGGGAAAAAGACCGGTAGTGGCAAATCTGCTAAAGAAATTGCTAAAGAACAAGCCGACGCACTTAGAGATGTTAAGGATGCTGTTCTTGAAGTCACTAAAGCATTTAATGAAAGTTCAAAGGCTCGCTTAGAAGATTTAGACTTCCAGTTTAAGTCGCTTGGTATGAGCGAAGACCAAGTTGCTCTTGAAAGCCAACGCCGCGATATTATTCGTGAACAAGCGTCCGCTATTGCTGACCTTGATGCAAAACAAAAAGATATTCAGCAAAATGAAAGTCTTTCCGCAAAAGGAAGAGAAGAAGCACTTGCGTTACTTGCACAGCAACGAACTGCAATTGATGCAACAGCAGCCGCAGAACTTGCAGCATCAGAAAAAACATTACAAGCAATTCAAGCCGAAAATATTAAGCGTGAACAAAATCTTAAATTGATGGAATTAAAGCAACAAGCAAATAGTAATAGAGCCGCATTACAGAATCTTGAAGACGAACTTACACTGATTGGATTGTATGGTGACAAACTTGATGAAGTTACAGCACAAATACAATTGCAACAAAGACTTCGTGAGATTGAAGTTGAGTTCCAAAATCAATTACTTGCACTTGAAGAACAAAAGTTAAAGTTAGGCAAAGAACGCTATGAGATGGAACTTGCGATGCTTCAACAGGGCAAGGCGCAAGCAGTTGCCGCTGCTACTGCGACCGCTGCCGCACAAAAGAAGGTTGATGACGCACAAAAGAAATCAGAACGAAATGATGTTGGCGCTGCACTTCGTAAAAGGTTTGAAGAACTTGAGCGAAGTGTTGACCCAGCAGTTACCGCTCTCCAAGGGCTTGACAGTCTATTCGGTAATATGACTTCAGCACTTGATAACTTTGTTGAAACTGGTAAACTGAAGTTCGGTGACTTGGCTAAATCTATCATCGCTGACCTTGCTAAGATTGCATTGAAGGCTGCTGTTACTAAGTTATTCACACTAGTCGGTAAATCAATCCTGGGTAAAGCAGCAGGTGGTCCTGTTATGGCGAACAAGCCATATGTCGTTGGTGAACAAGGTCCAGAACTATTTGTACCAAACAGTGCTGGTTCTATTATGACTAATGCATCAATGAATAAAAATGCAGGTGCTGATTCTGGAATGGGTGCAACAGTTACTAACAATTATATCACCAACAACATTAGTGCAATTGACAGTCGTTCAGTAGCACAGATGTTTGTTGAGAATCGCAAGTCTTTACTTGGAGCATCAATGATGGCTCGTAAAGAAATGCCATACGGAGGTTAATAGGAATATATGTCAGGATTACAAACAATAATTGACAGATGCAATGGATTGAACATTGACCGTCGTAAGATGGTTGGCATTCAGTACACTCGCAACGAGTCACCAAGAACAAGTCAAACTCCAACATTTAACCCTTGGCGTTTTGTGTTAGACATGCCTTCAAGTTTGCGTTACTATCAAGCAAGAGCATTGCTAGAACAACTTGATACACTAGACCGTAATACACCACAAGTTGTTACATTTGGTAACAACCCTTGCTTATCTTGGATATTCAAATATCAGGGTAGTCTAAGCACTACGCAATTGAATGGCATTACAGTGCAGTCATTTGTAGGTAATCAATTAGTATTGACTAATCTTCCAGTAGTTAGTGCAAGTCGTGTAATGTTTGAGCCTAACGATTTGATACAGATTGGTAACTTTACATTTCCGTTTACAAGCACTACGCAAGTAACAAGAGGTACTGATGCAACTGTTACTGTAACGACCAATAGACCAAACATAATTACATCTAGCGTTGTTGGACAAAATATTATTGTAGGTAATGCGTGTAGTTTCTATATGTTCTGCCCAAATATGCCTACTTACAAGTTAGTACCTGGCGGCTCAGCAAAAGAAAATGGTGTAACAATTAATAATGCATTAATAGAGTTTAGTGACTCATTCAATTTATTTGAGTGGGTGAGCGCCGCATAAACAAAGGAACAAATCATGAGTATGAAAAAACAAATTAATCACGCTGAAAGGCACAAATATCATTGCCAGAAAGGCAAAGCGAAGCAGCGCGGAATACCTTTTGAATTAACATTTGATGAATGGTGGGATATTTGGCAACAGTCTGGTAAGTGGGAACAAAGAGGATGCACTGCTGGTGGATATGTAATGAGCCGTAATAATGACGAAGGTTCATATTCAATTGACAATGTGTTCATTCAAACCAAATATGCAAATGATACTGAACCTCAAGTTATTAGAAAGATTTCTAATTCTAAAAAGGGTTGTGTCCCTTGGAACAAGAAGGAGTTAGTCATTGGATAATATACCAGAAGTAGCAAATAGCCCGCCCAGTATTAATACTGCGGAGTTTGTGAAGTTAACAATTTATAACGAGTATGGAAACATTGCGAATGTCACTGTTCATACTTTCAGTACTGCCTACAGCAATGTAGTCATTGACGGTACAACTTACTTACCACTCGGTGGTTTGTTAGCAGTTGGTACGCAGCCAAGAGACTTGCGTGTTACATCAGCAGATACAAGTATGGCATTATCAGGTATCAGCGGAAACAATATCTCAATTGTATTAGGTACCAAACTAAAGGGCAGCAAGTTAGAAATCATTCGCGGATTCTATGATGCCAACTATACTCTAACAAATACATACCCAAGATTTACAGGCATTGTCACAAGTTATGGTATCGCTGAAGACTTAGAAACTAACTTTAACGGTCCTACAGATAACTTTGTTGTTACTGTAAACGCAAGTAGTTATAAGACTGTATTAGAGAATCGTATTGCTGGTCGTAAGACAAACAAAAGCAGTTGGCAAGTGTTCAATTCTACAGACAGTTCAATGAACAATGTCTACAGTATCGCAGACCAGACATTTGACTTTGGTATGGATGCTAAGAAGAAAGCAGCATCAAGTTCAAGTAGCACAGGCGGCGGCTTTGGCCCTGGCGGCGGCGGTCGTGACGCTGGCTTTATGCAAGATGTGAATCTATACTAATGAAAATACGACACGCAAACAAGTTTGACTTCCCAGAAATCTTAGAAATGTTACATCGTTTCAAGTTAAAGGGACCAACAACAATAAGCAATAACTTCAGTAACAATGACTATGTTGCTACTGTGTACGCTCACATTATGGCAGGTCGTGGACTTGCATTAGTTGCTGAGAAAGACGGCAAACTAGCAGGTATGCTGATTGGTATGATTGATTCACTCATCTGGGACCCAGACACAAGAGTATTGCGAGAAATCGTATACTGGGTTGACGAAGAATATCGTGGCTCAACTGCTGGTTACAGATTACTTGCACAATATGTCAAAGAAGGTGATGAGATGGTAGACAGTGGTAGAATCACTGCATACAGTATGGTTAAGATGATAAACAGCCCTGACTTAAAGTTTGAGAAGTTTGGATTCAAAAAGACCGAAGAAGTTTGGGTAGCAGGAGTATAATATGGCAATCTTTACCGCAATCGTAGCCGCAATCGGTCTTACAGGCATCGCCGCCGCAGTTGCAACCACTGTACTTACTATTGGCGCATCTTTCGTTGTTAGTAAACTTATCGCACCAAGAGGGGCAACCGGAAACTCACAGCAAGAAGATTCAGTTACTGGCTCAAGAGTTCAGTTACCACCAGCAACTAACAACAAACTCCCAGTAGTATACGGAACTGCATTCGTAGGGGGTAGTATTACAGATGCTAAGATTAGTACAGACCTACAAACAATGTGGTATGTTATCTCAATGGCAGAAGTTACTAATACTATGCCTGGTGACACTCCTGACACAATTACATTTGATGAACTTTACTATGATGGTAAGTTAGCAGCGTTAAGTGGCGCACAAGTTACATCATTATCAACAAACACTGCTGGTGGAGCAGAAGTTGATACTAAGATTAATGGCAATCTGTTCATTTACTTGTTCCCTAATGGTTCAAGTTCAGGTACTAACACTGGTGGATTAAGTGCAATTGACATTATGAGTGATGCAACGATTCCATCAGACCAACGCTGGAATCAAGGTATCTACACAGCAGGTGGTCAATCAGCAGATATGACTAACACTGCGTTTGTTATTGTTAAGGTAATTTACAATCAAGATGCTGGTACAACAAGTTTAGGTGCTGTAACTGCAAAACTTACAAACAGTAGAACAAAGCCAGGTGACTGTATCAAAGACTATTTGTTGAGTGACAGATATGGCTGTGCTGTGCCTCTTGCAGGTATTGATACAGCAAGTATGACTGCGCTTAACACCTATTCAGACAAGCCTATCGTTTACACGCCTATGGGGGGCGGTCCAACTACCACACAAGTTCGCTATCGCTTTAATGGTCCGTTAGATACTACTAAGAATTGTCTTGCTAACTTGCAAGATATGGTGGATGCGTGTGATAGTTGGATGCAGTACAGTGAATTGACTGGCAAATGGAAAGTTGTCATCAACAAAGCCTATGATGAGACACCTGACGCACTCACATTTAGTCAGTTGTACAGCGTTACAAATAACAACTTGACAAGCGGTATTCAAGTGAATCCAACTGATTTGAATCAAACATTCAATCAGGTAGAGTATCAGTATCCTAACACAAACATCAAAGACCAGTTAGACTTTATCTTTATTTCATTGCAAGATGATTTCCCAAGTCTGTTGAGTGAGAACGAACCAGTAAACAAACTTGGTCTTAAGAATGACTTAGTTAACAACTATGTGCAAGCAAAGTTCATTGCTATTCGTAGAATCTTGCAGGGTCGTGAAGACCTAATCATCAATCTACAGACTGATTACTCAGGCATTCAAGTAGAAGCAGGTGATGTTATCAGAGTTACCAACGAAGTCTATGGCTGGACAGACAAACTGTTCAGAGTGAGCAATGTTATTGAAGAAAAAGATACTGAAGGCAATCTATTCGCAAGATTGACTGCGTTTGAATACAATGCAACTATCTATGATGACGACCTTGACATTACTGACTTTATTCCAGCAGACAATACAGGTTTGCAGGACCCTAACATTATTGGTCAGCCTGATGTTCCTGTTGCAGTAGCGAATGTTGACACTACACTTAACTTTATTCAGATAAGCGGCAATGTACCTAATGTTGGTCTTGTAACACATCTTGACTTTAACTATGGCTTTGATAGCAATGTTGATAATTACACCTTCTATACTACTGTTTACAACAGCAATGGTGCACCACTAATCAACGGTCAATTATACACTGCTGAAGTTAATGACATTGCTCAATCAGGTAACATCTATTGGTCAACTACTGCAAAGAACAGAACTGTCGGTATACAATCAAATGCAAGTATACCCATAAGTTGGGCTGGCGCAAATGTTAGTACTTATGACCCTATGAGCAACACTGGTGGTATCAGTGGTAACAATGTGGCATCTAACAGTATTACATATGTAAATCTTGCGCCAACTGCTACTGGAATTTTGTATAATAGCAATTGGAATCTCGTAAACTACGGTACTTGGGAAAACGCAACAACAAGAACAGATTATGAAGCACCTTTCTTACTTGATGGTGCTACTGTATATCAACCTCCTACTACAGAGTATTTTCCTTGGCTCCAAGGTACTGCAACTACAGCAGCAGGATTTGCTGCCAACAGTATTGGTCCACTTAATCCTTTAAATAATGCTACCCAGTCAATAGTTGAAGGGGATGATGGATGGTATATTCATAGTTTTCTAGATTTGACTACGGATCCGTTAGATGTTACGGAAGCAATACAGTTGCAATTTGCAACAACTGTCAGCACATGCGGTTGCGGCGATAATCCGCATTTACAGTATTCCACATTCGGTGTCTTTACGGGTAGCCCTGACTTAAACTTGTTTACAAACACTCAGTTTGATCATACTATTACATATGATAAGGCTAATATTCCGGCAGGTACTTATAGAGAAGAACATAGTTATTATGTGTTAGGTGCAGGGGGCGCATCATTAGAATATTTAGGCATTATGGTTAGACTTCTATCCGCAGACACAACAGTTTATTTTGACAACTGCACATTAACCGGAAAACAATTAAAGCAAGGATTATAACATGAGAAAAGAAACATTTACTCCCTCGGAACCAAAAAACATTATGGAGTATATTGAGCGTGATGACTTCATAAGACGAGCAAAAGCATTTGTTAGATTAAATCCTAACATTAGTTTGATTGAGCAATTCTTTGAAGATATTCAAGCATATCCAGAGAAATACGAAGAATTACGCAGTGTCTTCTACGAAAGAGGCTTACCATAAAATATAAATACATTAAAGGAACATCAGAATGAGTCTATTACTTAACGGCGCAAAGACAATGACAATCGCTGGTACTGAAATGCAGTGCCTTGAGATCTACACTGGCGAAGCGTACACCTTACCCTTAAACTTTACATATGCAAACGGCAATCCTGCTAATGCTTTAGTTCCTAATGCCTGGGCATTATCAACTAGTGCTAAGTTTTACACAGTTGATACTGTATCATATCCTAATGTTAACGAAGTTGTGTTAGGTAATATTACATTATTAGCCCCTCAACCAAGTACAGGTTCAGGAACATATTCTCCAAATCTTATTGCTGCATTTAGTAATGCTTCTGCTGGAACTGGTTATCTTTATATTCCTGCTACATTGAGCGGCGGCAGTGGTTCTCCTAATCCAACTCCAACGATTGGACTTGCAAACACTACAGCAAACTCAACTCTTGTTATTGTTACCTTGCAAATTAGCAAGCAAAGCACAGCAAACGCAAGTTTAGCAGAAATTAATAAAGAGCCACTAGGATTCATCATAAGGTACCAATAATATGTCAGACATTACAGCAAACATTGTTGTTCAGCCTATTGACCTAAATGTTCAAGTGCAACAATCAGAAATAACGGTTACACCAGAAGTATTAGGACTAAACATTTATGCCGGTGGCTTTGCTGCGGCTGCTGGCAATGTGGGTACTGTGCAATATAACAATGGCGGCGTATTAGGCGGGATTCCTAGTGTTGTTTGGAATGGTACTAGATTATCATTAGGTGATACTAACAATATTACTATTAGTGGTGGTTCGCCTAACTATGCATTAAGAACAGATGGCGCAGGCAATCTATCTTGGGGTGATACTGCTAATGCTAACTACGCAAACTTTGCTGGTAATGCTGTATTTGCGAACAACGCTGCTAATGCTAACTACGCAAACTTTGCTGGCAATGCTGTATTTGCGAACAACGCTGCTAATGCTAACTACGCAAACTTTGCTGGTAATGCTGTATTTGCGAACAACGCTGCTAATGCTGTATTTGCGAACAACGCTGCTAATGCTAACATTGCTAACATTGCTAATGTTGCTTATAGTGTTAGTGCTGCTAATGTCGTCGGTACAGTTGCTAATGCTAACTATGCTGCATTTGCAGGTAATGTAACTATTGCAGCACAATCTAATATTACTACTGTAGGAAATCTTACTTCACTGACTGTTCTTGGCACGAGCAACTTAGGAAATGTCGGCAATGTCAAGGTTACTGGTGGTACTAATGGTTATTTCTTGCAAACTGATGGAACAGGTAACCTAGATTGGTCGGCAGGTGGCGGATCAGGCAACGGCGTAGTAGGTGGTTCTAATACACAGGTTCAGTTCAATGATGCTGGTATCTTTGGCGGAAGTGCTGCATTCGTCTTTAACAAAACATCTAATGTAATGACGCTAGGTGGTAATATTTCTGCTACTAACTTTATAGGTAATTTTGCAAATGGAAGCAGCGATATTACTATTCCTGCTGCAAACGGAAATATTAACTTTGATGTTGCTGGAAATGCAAACATTGTGGTCGTCACTGGAACTGGCGCCAACATCGCCGGCACATTAAATGTTACTGGTAATGTTACTGCTGGAAATGTTGCTTCTACTCCAATTGCATCTATGCCGTATGGCAGTGAAAAGGTAGGAATAATCGGTGCTCAAACAGGTACCTATGATTTTGATTTGATTACTAACTCTATTCAATACAGTAATGCTAACGCAGCAGCGAATCTTACTTTAAACTTTAGAGGTAATTCTACTACTACACTATCATCTATTCTTGGTACTGGAAATAGCATTACTGGCACATATTTGATTACAACTGGTGCAACTGCATATGGTGTAACTGCTGTTCAAGTTGATGGCTCTGCTCAAACAATTAAGTGGGCAGGCAATATCAGCACAATCTATTCAAATACTATTTCATCTTATACATTTACTGTAGTAAAAACAAGCGCATCACCGACTTATTTGGTCTTTGGTAGCGTAACAAAATATGGATAACAAATTATGAGTTTTACCTCAACATATAACAGTTTAAGCGTTAGGGGCTACCAAGCACCGAGTAATACTTATATTGGCAGATTAGCAACTGGTAATAATAGTGCTAATCAAGGTATCGGTTCTTCATTATCATTAAGTGCAGATGGAAATACCTTACTTGTCGGGGCTCAAAGTTCAGATAAGGTTTTAGTTTTTACTAAAGCATCTAATGTTTGGACAATTACTGCTAATATCAATAGACCTACAAGTAATGTAAGTAATTTTGGGTATTCAATAGGTATTAATTCATCAGGTAATACTGCAATTATCGGTGCTCCAAGTTTTGCTAATACTTCTCCTGGTTTTGCTTACATATACGGAAATGTGAGTAATACTTGGACTTTACAAACTACACTTTCACCAAGTCCTGTTTCTAATATTGATTTAATTGGGTATTCAGTAGCAATAAATGGTCCTGGTAATAAGTTTGCTGTAGGCACTCCAAGTGCTAATGCTGCTGCTAATGTTTATTCTAAAGTATTTACTTTCGGTCCCGGCGGTTCTCAAACTGCTATATTGGGTAATGTTGCAGAAGATTTATTTGGTTTTTACATAAGTATGGATTCAACCGGTAATTATCTTGCTGTAGGGGCGCCAGGTGATGATACATTAAATCAAAATAGTGGTAAAGTTTATGTTTACAATAATCTAAGTTTGCAACAATCTTTTACATCTAATATTACTCCAAGTCCTGGCATTAATTATAGTTTTGGAGAAGAAGTATACATTAATGCTGCTGGAAATAGAATACTTGCTGCACCTAGTTTTAATGATTTAGAAATATGGGATAGGTCAGGTAGTACTTGGTCTTATAATATAAATATTGCTCACACCGGTGGGCCAGTAACACTTGCACCAAATGGTAATGCACTGACTTCTAATAATATTGTTTTTGTAGAAAACTCTCCAAACAACTGGACAGTTCCATTAATATTACAACCTACTGACATTGCAAGCACTAATATAACATCATTAGCAATGGAATATCCAGGATATATATTTGCTGGATATTCCAGCGAAAACTCACCTGCTACGGCTATCGGCGCTGTAGGTGCGTGGCAGTTAACATAAATACAACATAACACTTCACAACTGCGAGTTAGCACGGTGGAGTCATTAGCGAGATAGCGAGGAACAAATGGCTAAGTTTTCACAAAATACATTGAACCAAGTCGCGGGCTTTGACGGACAAATCATTGCACAAGAACTTGTATACGACCAAAAAGATTTCTGGAATCTAAGTATAGCAAGCGACCTAATTTATACAGGTGGCTGGGTTACTGGGTCAACTCCAGTAAATCTAACAGGCGCAACGATTGATGCAACTATCATTCGTAGAGCAATCACAAACTTTAGAGACAGTCGCACTGGTCTTGACTTTCAAATCAATGATTATCCATTAGTTCCTGAAGTAGCAGTTGTAACAGCAAGTGACAGCGTAACTGACACATTTACCTGTGACACCGTTGCACTTCTTTACATTGGTAAGCCCATTCAGTTTACAGGAACTGTCTTCGGTGGCGTAGCAATTAACACAACTTACTATGTTATTAGCATTCCTACAGCAACTACATTCACAATCTCAGCAACTTCAGGTGGCGGAACATTTGCGCTTACAACTGCAACTGGCTCAATGAAGGCTAACACAATTAAGCCAACTCCAGTCAGTCTACCAATTACAAATATTGTAGCAGTAGACGGTACATTCACAATGACAATTGATGATGATACTTGGGGCATAATCGCAGGTGACCCTGACTTAGATATCAACGCAACTGACCCTGCTTGCTTCACCGGCAGAATCAAAATCAGTTTTCCCGCAGTTGGCACGCAGCCAGCATATGACGAGGTTGTATTCTTATTATTCTTAGTAGCAAGTGACGGAGTTATCAACAATGGCTAATCAAATTACAGTTAATTCAGGTACAGGTAACATCACAGTTACCACAAGCAGAGCAGTCATTGGTACAGTTGCTAATGTCGCTAGTGCAAACTATGCAAACTTCGCTGGCGAAGCATTTGATGTATCAGGTAGTAATGTTACCGGTGCAGTAGCAAACGCAACCTTTGCAACTACCGCAGGAACAGCAAAT